AAATTAATCTGTGGTAATCTTTCGTCTGGTAGATTTTTCTGTACTACTTTTGGTTCAGGTTTTTTAATAGATTCCATTCGTAAAGGCTTAATAGGTTCAGGTTTCTTATTCATTAAACCAGTTGTGGTAAATGCTGTTTGTTGTGTTATTGGTTGTCCTCTATAATCTACTGCCATTAGTATCCCCCCATTCCTGCTGCTGCATCTGATTGAGCCCTTGATGATGCTCCTCCATCATGATCTCTATCTCTACCACCACCTCCAGTGTATGCTGCGTTTGATGTCATAGATGCTTTAGCTGCTGCTTGATTCATTTGCTCTACAACTTTAGATGGTGTATCACTACCTTGATAGTCACTACCATACGTATATGCATTATCTATCTTAACACCACCTGAACTTACTAGTCTATCCTCTCTAGCTGCTTGGGCTTTTTTACTATCATCATACATACCAAAACCAGTGCTATAATAATAATCATCAACTGGATCATAATAAGGATCTACATATTGAGAACCAGCATGAGTTAGTGCTTTATGTATTGTTCCTACAACTGGTATCTGACCTATAATCGTAGATTTGATAGGATTTAATTTTGAATCTATGTAAGTATCTACAGCAGCCATTTTAATCTTTTCCTTAAATGTTGAGCCACCTATAACTTTACCCTCATCATCTTTGAGTGCTGCAGCTTCGAAACTCTGTTTTAAAAATTTATCTTGTTCACTTTGTTGTTTTGGTGAATCATCTTTATTAGTTTCAGTTTGATAAATATATTTCTGTAAACTTTGATATACTGTTTCAGCATTTTGTTCAGTTATATTATCAAAATCAAAATCAGTCTGTATAGTTCTAACTGGTTTATACTCCCCTATATTAAATGATGTTTTAACAACTGGTTTAGATCCCTCGATAGTATTTTTTACTAATGAGGGATTACCCTTATTATCATATGATATAGAATATTGTATTGCCACTAGTCACCTTCTTTACTGCGTTTGTTTGCCGTTGGGAGACTTAATATTTGGCGAAGCAAAACCAGCTTCCCCTGGCATCGGAATATTGCCGACTCCGATGTTGCCACCTCCATTTCCTGTTGGATCTGTGATTGAAGCCCCTGGAGGTACTTTTCCAACTGTCTCCATAGGGTTTTGTTCTCCAGCAGGGGTTGTATTATTTTGATTTCCATTTACCATTCCCATTATTTGTGCATAGATAGCTGCTTTCTCTGGATCATTAATTAGTTGATCTGGATCGATATCTAATGCTTTTGCTATTTCTTTTAAACATGTATGCCATCTAACAAAAGGTGCTAATGCTGGATTAGCAGCTGTTTGCATGAATGTCATAAGTCTTTGTGATCTTACTTCTTTCTGCATCAGTGAAGATGTGCCCCTTGCTTTTATCTCAAGATCACCTTTGATAATAGGAATATCTGCATTGAATTGCATGTTCCAATGAAACAAGTTTTCACCTAAGGGTTTTAATAAGTAATCATCTACATTCTTAATTACAGTTTTAATACTTAGTGCTGCAGCACCCATCAACATTGACATACCTGCCGCAGTTCTAGTAGTAGATTGCACACCTGTTGTACCATGTGAGTATGATGGTATACCAGTTGCCTCATCTGCTAACTGTCTAAATCTATCAAACATCATCATATTTTCCTGTGTATTATTAGGAAACTTGATAGCATTTATAGATGTTCCTGGTTGTCCACTCTGTCTTCTAAATATCTTACCAGGAAAAATTTTCATATCTTGTCCAGGAACTAGTTGTGTTTCATCAACATCGAATACTAAATTACCTGACAATGCTAGATTATCAATAGCCATTCTTGCATGACCATTCATAATCTGTTGTGAGTCTTCCATATTTTCTGGAACACCAATACCAAAGAACTGATATGGATTTAATTCATATGGGCATACCATAAATGGTAGTCTAGTAGGTTCGAATGGATTCTCTACCATTCTTAATACCTTACCACCACATATCCATGCATTAACACTAATTACACTCTTATCACTCTCTATTCCACACTCTTCTGCCATATCTTTTGATATAACACCCCAATACTCTAATACCTCAAATCTATTCTTATAAATAGTTTCTACAGTTTCTCTATTGTATAAAGAAGATTCATAACCTCTAACTTGATAGTTAGGTCCTTCTTCTAGACACATATCAATAGCTTCCTCATTAAAGTATGGCATCTTTCTTAGATCAGAAAACTGCTGTCTATTTAGTGAATGTCTCTGTATTACATAATCACAATCATTTATATTAGTAGCATTTGGATCTGCATAAAAATCCCAACATGATACTGCCTCTACTTTTGGAACTGTTTTAATTTTTTTAACATGTACATTTATCATGTTACCATCTGCATCCTCACCTGTATCAAATGCATGATAAGTATGATCAAAACTAAATGGACCTTTTAATATACCAGTTCCTAATAAACACATCTCAAAAAATACATGTCTTAGAACTGTTATAGCACTAGACTCTTCTAATTGATCATGTAATAATTTTTCTAAATGTTTTGCAGCTATATCTGCTGGTTGTATCTGTGGTTCACCTTGATTAGCAGGACCCTCATCGAAACCAACATTCTCATATTCTGTTGCTAAATTTTTCATTAGCATATCAGCTGTAGCACCAGGTGGTATCTCTCTACCATCACCTTTAAATCCATATGGATCCTGTATCTGTTCCTGTTGTGGTTCTGGTTTTTTAGGTTTTAAGTGTGCGTACTCAGGTATCTCTTCTGGAACCTGTGTAGGATTAATACCTAATGGAAACTTACCACTAGAGAATAATACTTCTATTAACTGACCGAAAGCTGCTAATACTTTAGTCTTTGTTATCTTAACAAATACTCTTGATTTCTCATTAGATCTAAAAACCATTTCTGGACCATATAGTCCTCTATAGTTTCTATAAGCCTGTAACCATCTCTTCTCATCATATAATCTAGAGTTCTCTGATTGATAGAACTTCTCTCTTATATGTCCAACAATAGGAGATGACTCACTGACCTCATCAGTAGCTTTCTTTTCTTCTTCTAACATTTAAATTAGTAATCTCTTTCTTCAGCCATTCTAAAGATTGCTGGATCTACTTTTGATTTTGATTTACCTTTCTTATCATTACCATCACCAGTCATATCTCCCTGATTCACTTTAGAGTTAGGATCGATTGCCATTGGCTCATTTGGAGCTTTTGGTGTATCTGGTGCTAACTCTCCGTGCATGTATCTTTTCATCATTTGGGTTTTCTCCTCTTAGTTTTCTTATTATTTTTTTTATTATATTTCTTTTTTTTAGTCCCTGCAAAGACGACAGGTATAAAATTACTTTTGGGTCCAAGACTCATTAATAATCTTTTTCATCAGCCATTCTGAATACAGCATCATCTACATGTATAGAACCTGGCTCACTTGGTTGACTTACGTCATACTCAAATGGTTGATACTTTCTAGGTGCATGTTTAGAAAAATCAATATTAGTGTGTGGTCTGTTTGGGTTTTTACCATCAGGTCCATCACTAAGTTGACCTTGCTTAACTTTAGCCTTTGGATCAAATTTAGTTTCCATTGTTATCTCCTGTTATAATTTTATTTTTTTAATCTTTAATATATTTTTAGTTGGTATAGTTGAATGACCACCACCTTGTTTTATTTCTCCGTTTGATTCAAAATTAAAATCAGACATTAAAATTGTAACCTTTTCATCATTTCTCATAAGCCAACCAACTGTACAACAGATTGCTGTAGTTGATTTTTTTATATCGGGTATATCAACCCAAATCGAATCAGCCACGATATCTTCCCACCAGGCGATCACTAAATCGTATGGGAAAATTTTCTTATTTACTTCTGGAAGTTTTCTTTTTGACACCTTTTAATTTACCAGAATTTTCCATAGCATAAAACACGGCTTCACCTTTTTTCTTGCCGTATTGTTTTACCATAGATTTTTTAATTTTTTTACCTTTTTTATTTAGTGGCATTAATATCCAAACTTGTTATCTGATACTTCGAATGTATTCTGTAGTGATGAGTTAAATCTATTTCCAAATCTAGGATGAGTTGGTCTACTCATACATCCGTATCTTAATGCATCGTATGCGTGATCCTCTGCATTAGTATCTACATCTTCGGGGTTCTTATCGTCTGTTGGTAATGTTGCTAGTGTTCTAATTAGATTTCTACAGGTAGAGAATATTCTTATACCTGGTTCCTTATCATTTAGTTTTAATCTCTTGTGAATCTCTAACTTACCATTAATTCTACTTTTAGGTGATCTATCTGATGGTCTCCATCTGCATCCATTCTGTATCATTGTTTCTGCAATACTTGGACCAACATCACCTCTTCTTGCCCATGTACTAACATCTAATACACCATAATGGATATACTCATCTCTCTCTAAACTTAATACTTGTCTTGCGAAAACATCTGCCGTAACTTTTTTGGTATATAATTCTCTATAAATCCATATATTGTTATTGTAATCAATAGCAAACCATAGAACACAAGCAGGAGAAGAATAACCCCAGTCAGCAGCACGAAACTTATACCAGCCTCTAGGTATCTCGAAAGGTTCGACCACATGTGTTGCTTTACTAAATTCTGGAAATGCAGAATCCTCATATGCATCCCAATCTCCATCTAAGAACTGTTTACGTTGTACTTCTGGTAAAGATGCCAACATGATATAGTAATCATCTGTTTGCATCAGATAAGGATTATCCTGTAGCTTTGCTGGAATAAATCTTCTGGTAATATACTTCTTACCATTAGGCGTATCTATCCCCACATCAAACGCAGTATTTGGTTCACTAGGTTCTACGAACATCTCTCGCA